GTGTGTGGGGATTTCTGGTGAGGGTGTTTTGGTGGTTTTGAGTTGCTTAATGGTTGTGTAGTGGGTTCGGAGTTGGTTGGTGTGTTGATAGATGTGGGTGTAGTTAGTGATCATGCCTTTGCCCTGGGTTGTTTTGGTGTGTGGTGTTTATTTTAGGGCAGGTGTGGGGTGTGTTGGCTAGCATGAGAGATAGAAGGACCCCTGGTTGCGCTTCCGTGGAGAGGCTTTGCAGGGGGACTGTTGTTTCTGAGTGTATGCAGTCGTGTGGAGAGTTCAAAATCACCCCCCCGGCGTAGCTCGGTCATGCCCAGTTAATGCAGTTCAGGTGTGGTTGGAGATCTGCGATGTGGGCTACCCCGCTGCAGGGATTCGCGACAAGATCTTTCTTATGTAGTGTGCGCTGTTGTTAGTGTTATTGGCTGTTTTGTTGGATGGTGTTTTTGGTGTGCCGTAGCGCGTCGCACCACCCTTTCCAGTAGTCTGCGGTTTGCTGTGGAGGTTGGGCGTATCCTTGCTTGAGCATGTCGGTGATCCACGCCAGCACGGGCGCGGGGTCGTACCAGTAGGTGGTGTGCATGGTTTAGGCTCCGGTTGATCCGTGGCCGTGTGCGCCGCGTTCAGTGGATTCGAACTCCGCGACGTGTTGCCAATCGACCTCTACAGTCTGGTGAATGATGAGTTGTGCGATCCTCTCCCCGCGTTGAACGGTGTAGGGTTCTGATCCAAGGTTGATAAGGTTGACGAATATTTCACCTGTATAGCCGGGGTCGATCACGCCGGGGGCGTTGAGTACGGTGATACCGCGTTTTGCAGCCAGTCCGCTGCGTGGGCAGACGTAACCGACGGTGCCAGCGGGTAGGTTAATACGTAGCCCGGTGGGGATTAGTGCATGTTGGCCGGGGGCTAGTGTTTTAGCTGCTGTAGCCACAAGGTCATAGCCCGCGTCCGTGGGGTGAGCTTTCGCAGGTGCGTGCCAGGTGTGGGGGATGGGGGTGGGCTTTGTTAGTCTCCTTGGAGGTTGTCGTGTTGGGCGCGCGGGTGTTATTCCCGCTAGTGTGCTGCTAGTTCCTTAATGCGGTCGGGTTTAAACCCTGCCCATTCATCGACTAAGCCCCCTGTGCTGTCCACTACTTGAACAAAGGGGGCCGTCTGGTATCCCAGCTCTTTTAGTTCTGGGATAGTGTAGGGGGCTTCCGATATGTGGGATTCCACATAGGGAGTGCCCTGCCGTGTGAATAGTCTTTTGGTTTGCCTACACGCCACACAATTAGGCGTGCTGTATACGGTGATGGTTATTGTCATGCCGCCCCCGCGATGATTGATATGAGCGCCGTGGTGCACATGACGGTGGCAACGATGTAGCCTATGCGCTTTCGATGATCCCATGGGCCGCGTGGCTCCATACCTGCCGCATGGTAGGCAATACACATGCCTAACGTCAGGTTCGCTACGCTAATTAGGTAGCTCATTACATACCCCCTGTTGTTATGTTGGATGTGGACATGGCTTTAGCTCTCTTCCTTTAGATGGCGGGTCGTTACATACGCGATATGCTCCGCCATCCAAGTAGGTACCTTGAGCTTCAACCAGTAATCGGTTTGGCGGCATTGAGGCAGATATTCAATGTCATAGTCCACCCAGAGTTCGATAACCGCGTGATCTTCGTGGAACTCTAGTTTTATGTCATCTGCGCCTGTGCAGTTGAGGTCGAGAGTAGCGACCTCATCATGGCCGTGGTCAGGCTTCACGCTGTAGTTAAGGCCGTACCGATCAAAAAGGGTACGCAAATCACTATTTTCTAACACATTCATGGTTTAGCCTCCTAGTAGTTTTCTCTGCTCGTCGCGGAGTTCAGCGCGGAGGGCTTTAAGCCCTAATAGCTTGTCCGCCTGCGCCTGTTCGTCAGGGTCGCTTAAGTCATCAATCATCATGTCAATGCGGTCGAGCACCCAACCTAGGGTGCGGGCCTCAACCATTTCAGCGGTTGGTGGCTGTGGCGTAGTTCTAGCGAGGTATGCAAGGTCGATGCGCATTGTCCGAGCGCCTTCTTCGATACCATCCCAGTAGAACAAGTCGCTTTTGCTTTGCGCCGATTGTTTTTCTTTATTGGAGGCGTCAGTGATTTTTTCAGTGAGGGTGAGCGCGTCCGCATATCGGATCCAAGGGTTGGAGTTAGTCACGCAAACCACGACTCCTCCTTCTCTTCGAGTTGCCGCCAGATTTCATCTAGGTAGCTTGTGAACTCTTTAAGGCAGTCCGCAATGTCGATGAAGATGGACATGTTGCCGCTTCTGAAAAACAGCTTGCCATCGTAAGTCCTGACAAAGAGGTACATGTTTTCTTTTCGTGTGCAAATAATGGGCAGGGTTTTCATGTACACTCCGCGATCTGCGACACTCAACTCAAAGTAATCGCGCCAGACCTCAAGTTGCGTAGCGGTAGCCACAACACTCACGCCTACACCGGGGGTAGTGAATCGGAGTGTGGCGACATAGTTTTCGTCGATGTATTCGAGGTCAACAAAATTGCTCGATGGGTTGATGGTGTAGTTAAGTTGGAACTTTCCAAAATCGACGTGGTTGTTTTTGAGTTGGTCTTGCATGGTTAATCTCCTTCTGTGATGGTGATCCAGGTTCGTGCGGGGCGTTCTGGAGGCTCAATGATCGGCATGTGCTTGGTCATGTATTGGGGTGTGTCATCTGGTACAAGGCCGTAGTCAACGAGGCCGTCGCAGATTGCTTTCAGTGTGGGGACAAGGTTGTCAGCGTCACGGCGGCGTTTATCCACGGGGGCGTAGTGCAGGGTGACGGTGCAGTGTTGGAGGTCTCGTGGTAGCCGGTGGGCTTTTGCTAACCATGTGGTTGTGGTGCGGATTTCTTTTGTGATTTCCGCCTTTTTTGCCCAATGGAGGCGCATGTTTGCGGTGAGTGGTGGGCGGCGGTAGTGCAGGGGAATGTGATAGTCGATCATGGTTTATGCCTTGAGGGTTGGGGCCGGTGCGCCTCACGACCAGCGGCCAGGTGGTGGGGGTTAAGCGGCGCTGGTTGATTCGTCCAGCAGGTCGAATAGCGAGGGGGTTTCCACTTTTTGCTCTTCTGCTTGCAAATATGCGACCGCGTCAAGGAAGTACCCGTGGTTGAGTTCCACTCCCCTACCCCTACGACCCATACGCAAAGCTGTTAGTGGTACTGTGCCGATCCCTCCAAAGGGGTCAAATACTAGGTCGCCCTCATTGGAGTAGCGGCGGATAAGACGCTCAACGATGTCGTATTGCAGGGGGCAAATGTGGTTTTGCACGTTGCGCTTAGACTGTTCACTGTTGAGGGTCCGCATGCGGTTGATGTCGTGCCACACATCTTCTTGCCAGCTACCAGGGGCGAGCGCCATAAACGTCGACGGCAGTGCCCCGCGATAGTCGAGGGTTTCACCAATCTTCACATGGGTCTCATGGTCGTAAATCTGCTGCAACGACTGCTTTGTGAACAATTTACCCAGCTGATCGTGTGGGAGTTCTGCGAGTTCATCGACGGTGAGGGGCCGGTTACCAGAAGATCGCCAAAATGCGTGAGCGTCGGTTTGCCACCGGGCACGACTGTATTCTTCCTTACTTTTCGTCACGGGTACGTCCGCGTATCCGCGTGAACGGTCGGTTTGGGGTTTGTGGAAGATGAGAATATATTCAGGTGACCCTACACCCATCTTTGAGCCGTCTTTGCACTGCTCCGACCAGCCTAGCCGGTAGGTTTGGTTGTTTTCCCTCACCACATCGGTAGTGACGGTAATCATGCCCATGTAGTCGAACCCATGCTTGATGCCATGCTGGATTGCTTCACTGTGGAAGGGTGAGACGGTGGGGATACCCGCGCCGGTGACGTTACCAAAGTTGATACGGTCTTTGACGTGGCAGGCGTAAATACGACCGGGGTTCAAGATTCGGAGCAATTGGGGTGTGAGGTAGTCCATTTGCGCCCAAAAATGCTCGTTATTATCCGTGTGCCCAAAATCATTGTAATTGGGCGTGTACTCGTAGTGATTGGAGAAGGGGATGGAGGTCACGATCAAGTCGACGCTGTTTTCTTCCATCGTTTGCGTTTCCTTCACACAGTCGTTGTTTGCGAAGGTGAAACGGTTGCCGCTTATTTCGATGCGTTCTACTCCGATGTCTCGTTGTAGGGCTTCGATGATGTTTTTGGGATTGAGACCATAGTCTTTAATAATGTCGGTCATGTTGTGTGTCAGCTCCTCATGCAGATGCCATTTTTCTTGCACGGTTTTCACCACGGAGGTTTCCGTGTTTGCGTAGATCAAATGGGTGTAGGTGTCGGTTTTTTGACCAAAGCGGTGAATGCGGTGAACTGCTTGGATGATGTCGTTGAACTTATACGTGATGCCTAGGAAGATCGCAGTGTTTGCTTGTTGGAGGTTCATACCAGACCCCAACATGATGGGTTTGCCGATCAGCGCATATGTTTCTTTGTTTCTCCATTGTTCGAGTAGTTCTTCTACCCGGTCGGGGGTTTGACTACCCCGGATGGAGGAGAATGTGAGGCCCGCGTCTTTCAGGTGCTTTTCAATCGCGTCTTGTTCAGCATTCAAATCACACCACAATACGATTTGTTTACCGAGGGATTGTGCCCGGTGCTGGCCGATGAGTTCCATCATTTTCTGGCAGCGGGCGTTAATGCTGCGACGTTTTTCAGCCGCAGATTCCTTCAAGCCCATTTGGGTGTCACGGAAAATATAGCCCTGCCCATTACGGTCTGTTTCATCAGTGGTGATATCAACGTCCACTTTGTGAAACTCAATGTGGTTAGGCGGCAACGTATATTCGGTAGCGTCGTGCCCTAGATCGGCGGGGGACTGAACAAAAGCAGCCCACGTGTTGAGCCATAGAAAGAATTCTTTTTCCTTATGTGGGTAGAGGGTGAGGTTGTTTGCTGTTGTTGAGTCTCGTTGAAAGAACCGTGTGAGGGCGTTGCCGGTGTCCATGATCCCTAAAAAGCCCGCGTAGTGGATCAGTTCCTTGTATCGGTTGGGTGATGGGGTGGCGGTAGCCACATACCGGTAGCGGACGGTATCGAAGAGTTGCAGAAACTCTTGGTAGGTTTTGGAGCCGTAGGAGCGCAAAACGGATGCTTCATCGAGGGTTACGGCGGTGAACTCTGTGGGGTCGAGTTTACCGTCTCTCACAGATTCGTAGTTGGTGACGTAGATGCCGTCGCCGTCGAGTTCATCGGTGCGGCGCACAAACCGGGTGTCAACTCCAAGCATTGCAGCGTCGTGCTTGATCTCAATACGTACCCCTAGGGGGCAGATGATGAGTCCCTTGCCGCCCCCGTGGTGCTTGAGAGTGAGGCGTAGCGTCTCGATCTGCATGACTGATTTGCCTAGACCAAACGCTGCAAAGATAGCGCGCCGCCCTCCTGCAACGGCCCATTGCACAATGTCTTTTTGATGGGGTTTGAGTAGTGGGTTGATTTCGCTTTGGTGGATTTGGTGGCCGTAGTGTTTCTGAAAGTTAACTTTGGCCTGAATAAACTCGTCGTAGTTGTCCATGGGGTTAGCTCCTGCGGTCGATGTCGCTTTGGGTTAGTTGGAAGGTAATTCGGGATGCTCGGCAGTATTTTGGTGCTATAATGTCCATTGGTAGATTCCTTTCTTTGGTCGGAAAAGAAGCCCCCGGTTGTGGATGGCCGGGGGTTTTACTATGTGCGGGGTTAGAAAGGTGGCTCGGAGTCGGCTGCTGGCTGGTTTCCTGTGGGGTGCCCTCCCCAGGGGTCTCCCTGCTGCTGGCCCCCGGCCCATGCTGCCGTGGTTGCCCCATCGATCGGGAACCGGAGGTTAGGGCCGCAGGCGTAGAGTTTCAGCTCCAAACTGCGGCGTTTCTCCCCCGCCCTAGTGGTATAGGGCCGGTTTTCGAGGGTGCCGTGGCAGATGACCTCCTGTCCTTTTCGGAGGGTGCCTACGGAGTTTTTCGCGAGATGATCCCAGGCGGTGCAAGTGACGTAGGTGGCGTCCCCGTCGGAGTATTCGCCGGTGTTGGGGTCTTGGATTCGCTTGCTGTAGGCAATGTCGAAGCTGGCGACTTCTTTGCCGGAGGTGGTGTATCGGAGTTCTGGGTCTGCTGTGAGGCGTCCGATGATGGTCACAGTGGGGTGCATGTTAGTGTCCTTTAATCTTTGTCAATGTGCGGGTTGGCTTGTGCCCAGTTTTGGTTGTTTCCCTACCTGAGATGACAAGCTCAGTTGGTTGTGGTTGCAAGTAGGTTGACGCGTTTTGCGGTCATGGATGTTCTTCTTTCTTAGTTGATTTCTCGAAAAAACTGTTTGCTTTTTTACGTAACGGGGGTTGGCGGTGGAGTGAAGGTGCCGAAGATCTGTTATCGGTCGCTCCAAGGTGTTGATTGGCGATCACGGCCCCGAGTTGGCCACTGCTTGTTAGCTGGATAGCTCTAAAACGCGCAGAAACGGCGATTTAAGCGACTTTCAGCCCCTCCCCGCTACCCGTGTAGGGTTCAGCGGCTATAACGCTTTAAAACCCCCGTTTTTGGCTACTTTTCAGGTTTCCGCATCCGCGCCACATGAGGGATCGGCATGTAACGCCCCTCCCCACCAGCGGAAACACACGGCAAACCAGCATCAGCACCACACGATGGGCACTCAACACCCAACGCTCCAACCTGCTCATAAGCCGCTTTGACCGGCCCAGATGTCCGCCGCGGCGCAGCTCTAAGCTCAGCAAGAACCTTGCCCATGGACTGACGTTTTTGCAGATCACGCGCCATGGCAAGCACCGCACCCAGCGGGTTTAGCGGACGCTCCGCACTGCTCGCGTACACCAGCGGCGCCGCTTGAACAATCAACTCGCCAGGCAGCTGGCTTTGAGCAATTCCAGCAGCCCAAGCAGCGGTTTTAGCGTCAGCCTCGTCCTCAGACAACCCGGAAAACCGGGTGTCATACTCAGAAACCAGGGCCAATGCTCGCTCTGCCGTTTCCATCGGATCCATGCAGGTCACGCCCCCTTTCCCTCGCTCGCCTCAAAAACACATTCCCGCCAGATTTCGCAGGCGCAACCAGCTGGTCATTCCACCCATCGCGGTTCAACCACGTCGCAGCATGTGGGATGAACCTCGGATCGGTTTTGTGCTGCTCATGGTGCCTTTTCAAGGCAGTGACAGCGGCATCGAGGTCATCCTTGGACACCCGCTTAACAGCCGCGTTCCATGCCTTGAGTGCCGCTCGCTTGCCGACCTTGCGCGGGTACTTGGAATAAAACTCTTCAAACTCCGGTGGATAACTCGCCGCCGATACCGCGTTAGCGGTTGAGGCAGTCGGCTGTGCCGACGGCCTTGCGTCGCTGTCGTTGCGCTCGACAGAACTTTCTTTTTTGAGTGTTTTTTCTTTCATGGATGGTTTAAGGACGGTATGGGGTGCAGAGCTGTGACCCACCGCTCGTTCACCGTATGACCCCCCGCTCGGCAACGGGGGCTCAATCTGACCCCCCGCATTTAGGGGTGATTTATGTCCGTGATTTGACAAGTCCGGCTGCCGCATTTTTGCAAAATTCAAGTTCCAGACGCGCGGTCGTTTATCGCGTCGGTAGTGATCCACCAAACGTGGATCACCGGCGATGATCACACCACGCTCAGATAAAGCGCGGATCCGCCGCTTAACAGTTGCTACAGACACTTGGGTTGCGTCTGCGATTTTCTCCCTGGTCGGCCACGTTGCGGTGCCGTCATCGCGGGCATGATCAGCTAAAACAAGCAGAATAGCTTGCTCAGTTGGGTCATTGACAGGCGCATCATACAGCGCCCAAAGCATCGCCCTAAGGCTCATCTCTTAGCTTCCTTTCTGTTAGTAGTGTTACGCCCTGCTGGACTCGAACGAATGCGGGGTTATCTGTCGAACGGACTAGCCAGCCGTGGGTGTAACTGATAGCCGGGTGCATGTGGATCCACTCGTGGCAGCGGTGGCAAATAACCACACAGTTCTCCATGCTGTGCCGACCGCCGTGTTTACGCAGTTGCCGATGGTGGATGTGCTCAGCACGGCCAGTGCAACCAGCGTGTGGGATCATGACTTCACAGATGCCGCGTGCGCGCTCATGTAAGCGCATGGCGGTGCTTTGGGGGAATTTCTTAGTCACCACTCCCCCCGCCCTGCAACCGCGTACATGTTGCGCACTGAGGCACCCACAGATTGCATGGCGCGCAGCTCGCTTTCCAGGGCTTTAGAACGCCTGTCAGCATACTTGTAGGCAGCATCTGCAACATCGCGTGCTTTTCGCAGTTCCATGGTTTCAGCACGTGCCGTTTGTTTGCGATCTTCCATGTTGCCTAGAGCTTTGAGGTAGGCGTGTGCCCACGCTTCATCGAAAGCACGATCAGCTGCTAGATACGCGCGATAAGCCTCATCAACGACATCAACACCCCTGCTGATCTGCGTAGCCAACTCCCTAATACGAGCTTCAACTTCGACAGGGTTCAGCGGCGCACTCATTGGCCGCCCTTAAGCCGCTGCACAAGCTGCGTGTCATCGTTGATCCGATCTGCAAGCTGCCACACCTTACGGGCAGCCTCATCACCAGTCGCCACCGAAATATCCACACCACCACCTTCAGGAGTGATAGCAAACCTGGCGACCACACCGCGGTCTAAGCCAGCAGAATCACACGCTGCACCAAGTTTCGCCTTCGCTTTATCCATAGGTGATTGCGCCGGTGGCCGCTGGGGTTGCGGAGGTTGAGCAGTAGGCACCTCCGGGTATTCAGCATCAGGATCTTTATCATCAGTAGGCAAACACAACACCTGCAATAACGCCGTGCGAAACGCCACACTCATCACCTTCGCTGTCGCCTTATCCGCGTAATCACGGGCCTCAGCAATAACCGTGGTTGTAAGAACATCCTCACTGTCGCGAACATGGAAGTGGTAGGCAACGACCGCACGCACTTCAATACTGACCCGCCCATTAGCCCCCGGTCGATCAATATAGGTGCGCTCAATAACCTCAGGTACAGCAACGACGCCATGTTTACGGAATGATGGACCAACAGCATTCATCACAGCATCAATGCCGCGAAAGTTAAACCTCTGTGCATCGTTGCGGTCGTTTTTGGCAACTGCCCGCACATCGTCCATGACGTGCGTCAATGCCTCAATGACGGTGGTAGGCACGTGCTCGCTCCTCTTCTTCTAAATCATCTGCCAGATCCGCCGCCCGCCAGATATCGTTAGCGAAATCGCGTGCAGACTCGGCGGCGATGATGGTTTCTTCTTGGTTGTTAATGGTGATACCGACCGATGCTTCACCCTCAACTAGGTAGGCTGCGATGTCAGCTTTCATCGGCATTGCCAGCCTCCAGTTGTTTAACGTCCATGGTGGACAGTGCCTGGTTTGCGAGATCTGCAGCGCCCTCAGTGGGTTTGATTTGCAGGTGCCCCGCTTTAATCTCGATGGTGTAGCCGGGCGGCAATTCGGAGCCTTCTTTGAAAGCTTCCAGTGCGCGGGCAGCTTGCTGGTTGAGATAGGTATCTTTAAGCACCTTCCGCAGATACCTCGGGGCATGTTCCTTCAACACATCAACGATCTCAGGGATACACAGGTCATCAATGACGTAAGTGAACGCATCTTCAGGCGCGTTCACGATCAGCGAGTGCAAATCTGCGATCACAGCTGCTGGCTTAGGTGACGTTTTAGTCACGGTTCCAAGTTTCACGCCCGCTGACGTGTGCGCAACCAGCCGGTCACCCTCGGACATGCCACTGTCGAGCGCAGCGCGGTATTCTTTGTGGACATCTTGCAGCTGGTTGAGCACAGCCCGCTGCAAAACTAGCTGGTTAATTTGCTCCCGTATGTTCATTCTTGTCATATCCCCTTCCAAGGATCAACGCCACTGATTTTTTGTGCTTTGGGCAAAAACATAAGCCCCACGATCCGGTGCCGATTTGGATACAATCGGGCCATAGGCAGGGCCGGTAAGTGCGCTCATACAGTGGCGTGCGTATCCCCGATTTAGCGGCACAGAGCACATCCGTGGCGTTGTATTTCCAATCGCCATAGCGGTGGCGGAATGCCCTGATGTGCATATCGTTGTGATGCTTGCGCAGATATTCCCTCGGAACTTTCAGCACCTGAGTCGCGCGTTTTTCCGACATGTGAGTGTCATTGATCACGGCACCGCTCCAGTGCGACAAGCTCCCACAATCGCAGCTTCTCCACCAATCTCAACAATGCGCGTCGTTCCTCAGCGCTCCACATTGATGATGCTGACGACATTTCCACTACACGCGCGGCACGTATCAACGCCCACACAACCATTCCGGGAACAAACGGATTAAACCTGTCTGTCATGGTTACTTTCATCCCACATCCTCATGTGTAGTTGAGATATCGAAGCGCGCCAGCTCATCTTTGAGGCAATTAAGCAACAACGTCCATTGCTCGAATCGGAGATCTGCCGCATTGCCGCTCAGGTAGATGGTGCCGTTCTCATAGAGGGTGAAATGTGTGCCGTTAATGCTGTGCGTAGCTATAGGTTTAGGTACGGACATAGAGCTGTCTCCTAGGTGAGGTATTCGGATAGTCGATCAACGGGGATTTTGTAGGTTGAGTGCTTGCACCGCTGGGTGGCGAACGATTCTTCACGTGCGCAGCGCTGACGTAGCCGGTTGGGTGACATGTTGACGATTTGGGCGAACTCGTCAACGGTTAAGAGTGCTGTCCTACGCCCAATAACCGCTTCTGTCAGGTCAATGAGTTGTTTGCGATTCATTCCAGCGCCTCCCCTCATAGGTGTCGTGGTTGAAGTAGATCAAGATGGATAGTGCGGTGGCGATCATGATGATGGCCGCTATGGCGGGGATCATTGGTGGCCAAGTTTGAACAGTTCCGGTACCTCGTTGCAGAAATCGCAGTCGCAGTGTTCTTCTTTCTGTTGCGCTTGCGCGATGGACTCAGCAACAGTGTTAGCGACAAAGGCTAATATGGCGCGTTTAGTTCGTAGTGTTTGAAGTTCAGCCCACATGACGGCTGCATATGTTGCGGTGAGTGCGATGGCGCAGATAGCCAGCACTAGGACGGCGAAATTGAGCATGTTTACTCCTATGATGTGGTGTTGCTTTACCTGGTGGGGATATGCCATAACAGTTCACAGCGACATATCCCCTCGTGTCCCCTGCCGGAGTTGAACCGGCGGCGTGCGCTTGTGCCGACATCTGGACGGCGACTGAAACCGCATCCGTAGAAAATTGGATAAAAATACGCACGTGGCGGCCTGTGCCGGGGACTTGTGGCCCCACTAATGGGGCCGGTGGATTCGTTTTGTTTTTCCAGAGGACGTGCGCCGTTACCTCACCTAGTGGTGGTTCCTGCATACCTGCTCGCGCTTAACCAAGCCCTTGCGAGGGGGTGGGATTTTCAAGCCGTCCTCACGACGGCCAGCGCCTGTATCTCACACGTCCTATATATTCAGTTATTCAAAGAACACGACACTGTTGCGTCTCGTGCGCGCCCGGGGGATTGCACCCCGGCTATTTGCCCACTAGGGGCGCACTACCCTTAAACCAGGGCGGGCAGGTGGATCAATAGGTCAATGAGACCGATGATGAGGATGGTTAAAAGGATGGTGTCGAAAACAGCACCGGGGGTTACATAGTCACGCCAGGTAGGCTTATCCATCACTACCCCCTACCCGTCACAGTGACGTCACCGTTAGTAGGTAAGTCAAGAAGGCTCGGCGGGTCGATACGATCCAAACCCAATTTGCGGCGAATAAAATCAACCCCGGACGGCTGCACATAGGTTGTGTAGCGAATAACCTGCTCCCCATTCGAGCGCTCAAAGGTATAGGCCTTGACCTCAAAATGCTGCATATACTTCTGATACGGGGTATTGGCATTTGCGCCCTTTGCGATGAACACACCACGGTTGCGGAGTTCCTTAAAGAGCTTGTTTTGTCCCATGCCCAGCATCTTTGCTACCGTTCCGACGTTGTATTTGCCGGTAGCGTCAATGAACGTGTCGTAAGCATCGGCCTTTGGCTCAAGTTCTTTGTTCTTTGCTTCCAGGGCGAGGCGTTCTTCTTCTGCGTTCAACGCAATTCGGAGAATCTCAGCGCGGGTCAGATCAGCGGGGCTGAATTGGTGAGCGTTGTAGGACCCGGTGCGACGAATCGCGGGCAATACTTCCTCAAACACCCATCGCTCAAACCGTTGAGCCGCTGGCAACTTAGAAGAAACGATCAGGCGCATCACATCGGCTTCTTGAATAAAGGTTGCTTCCTGGCTGCGGCCTAGGGCGTCGATGATGGGGGACCGTTTTGGACCCCCATCCTGGCGGCAGTGCATACGGACTGCTTTGCCGGGGTTGACGTATCCGAGGGTGGTAGCGACGTCCTTTGCACAAAACCACTCCCCTTGTTCATCTACGAAGGTGCGGACGGGACTGTGATCGAAGCTGAAAGTCTGTAGTTCCATTGTTGAATCTCCTATCTAAGCGACTGGTTCGGAAATGACGGTTTCCATCCAGGGGTTAAAGTTGAAATCGAAGCCGGTGAGTGCGCTTACTCACATCGACATTGGGAGTCCTGCGAGCGCCCCGGCGATAGCCCTACTAGGGGCGCACTGTCCTTAAACCAGGGCAGGCAGGTGGGTTAGTAGCTCGATGAGGGCGATAAAGCCGTCTAGGTAGTCGAGGGGTGTGAGGGTTTCATTCATGTGTCATGCTCCTAAAGCGGCGGCCCCGAAAATCAAGCCGATAATCAAAATGGTTAGAAGGATGGTGTCGAATACGGCACCGGGGGTTGTGTAGTCACGCCAGGTGGGTTTCATGCTGCTGAGCTTTCGATAGTTGGGGTGTCTAGTACGAGGATCTTGCTGGGGCGGGCACCCAACCGAGCGAGAGCACCCAAAACCGAAGCTGAAGGTTGACGATGTTTAAGCACCGCAGACCATGTATTCCTGCTAACACCGGTCTTTTCCGCAAGGTCTTTAGTTGTTTCGATGTGATGTGCCCGCTTTACGCGGTCAACCTCATCTAAAGAGATCAAAAAACTTGTCATTTTGTAGCCTTTCTCGCTTACATGACAAGAGTTTAGGGCACTTTGCAAACCCCCGCAAGTTTTAAAGGTAGAAAAATTGGTCAACCCTTAAAGAAATGCAGGTAATTGCGGACTTGATGCACAAAAACTTGTGCACTATACTGAACGGCATGACAGATCCACGAGAAGTTTTTAAGTCACTTACCGGCAAACGAGTTACGTCCGTTGACATCGCGGAAATGTTGGACGTCAGCCGAAACACAGTCCAAACATGGATCAAAGAAGGGTTCGCCGCAGATGAAATCATCAAGGTTGCACGGGAACTCAACATCAACCCCACCGAAGCTCTAGTTGAACTTGGAAAACTCACAGCAAAAGAGGTCACCGACTTCATCGAAGGTGGCGGCACTTTGCTTGAATTGGCAAGCCTTGTGGCCATGATCCAACAACTTGCAAAGGTCGGACTCAATGCGGAGGAACTGGCCGAGCTGTCAAGCGACGGGCCACAGCGCCTAGAGAAAAAGTGGGAGCTTCAGCTCAAAGAATTGAAAGAATCGAACACCGAAAACACGCAGGCCAACATGGCCGACGTCGCACACCTGGACGAAAAGCGCAACACAACTGTCCAGCCCGGCCAGTACGATCCAGAGCACGAAAACGCGGTAGATCTAGCAACCTC